CATTTAAACCGTGCAGGAATTAACGGTAGAGTATTAACCAACGGTTACAAAGCCAACGGTGATACCGACCCTGAAATTGATGCAGCGGATGTTGACTTCGGTTACAACGAACTTGATGCTAAAAAGTTAAAGGCAATGTGTGAAATCGAAGACGATGAGAAAGATGACAACATGACCGGTGAACAGTTCGAACAAACCCTCCTGTCCATGATGGGTGAAAGAATCGGTGAGGACTTGGAATACTGGGCGGTATACGCTGACACCAGTATCTCCAGAAGTGATGACGCTCTCCTCAACACCACCGACGGTTGGATCAAGAAGGCCGCAAACAAGATTTCATCCACCACCCTGGATGGTACCAACGGAATCTTTGATACCGCTGATGGTCCTGAACCAATGTTCGATGCTATGATTAAAGCATTGCCTGCAAGATTCAGGAAAAACCGTTCACAACTCAAATTCTACGTACCATTCGAAGTGGAAGACGCATACCGTAACATCCTCATTGCCCGTGGAACCACTCTCGGTGACTCCGCACAGACCGGTTTCGCTCCTTTAACATTCAAAGGAATACCAGTTGTACACGATTCCACCTTGGATGACGAAGACGGTAGAGAATTAACCGGTGATGCAGTAACCAGTTTCCTTGGAAACCCTAAAAACTTCGCATATGGTATCTGGAAGAACCTTGCGGTTGAACCTGAAAGAAAACCTGGTGATGAGTTAACCAGATACTGGTTCAGAATCCGTGGAGATGTGGACTACTACTTCCGTAACGGTGTGGTAACCTCTCAAATGACTACAGATGAGGCAGAAGCTTTACCAGCCTTAAGTATGGCATAAAACTTTTTACCTCTCTCTTTATCCTTTTTTTTATCTAATCTTTTTTTTATTCAATTAAAAGACTAATCTGAATGGAGGTAAAAATTTATGAGCTTACAAAAATGGGCTGAACTACCACTCCTTACAAGGAAAAGCCCAAAAAGATTATACACTTATTTAGAGGAAGAACTCGGCCTTGAGAAAGGTTGGGATGATTTATCTGCAATTGAAAGAAGAAGCAGACACAAACAGTACCTTATCATACAGGAAACCGTTACTGATTTACCTGCATGGAGTGAACTGTCTCCTTTCGAACGCAGAAATCCGAAGAAATTATACAACAAGATTAAAATTGTGGCTGAAGAGGGATCCAGTTCACAGACTGTGACCGAGACCCGCAATATCAGTTTCACAATCAATGACGGAACAAACGCTATCGGTGGGGCTACCGTAACCATTGGTGAAACCAGCAAAACCACCGGCAGTGCCGGAGGATGCAGTTTCAACAGTATCCCTGATGGTGAAACCACTGTGGAAGTCGAAAAATACGGTTACGGAACCTACAATGGTAAAATAACTGTAGGTGAGGATTCTACAAGTTTCACGATCAGTCTGGAACAGATTATCTATGATTTCACATCATATGATTCATCTACAAAAGACAATGAATATGCAACCGGTACCGCAGCATGCACCGGAACAGTCACTGACGGTTACGCGGAAATAGAAGTGCTAACCAATTCCGTTGAAGGTTTCGAAGGCAACAAATACTACATCCAACAGGATGCTGAAGTCGATGGAGAAACCCCATATCAACTCTTCAGTGATGCCGGAACCACCGGAACCGGATTGTATGTAACAATCAGCATGCAATAACAATAGAAGGGGAGGATTTTTTCGTATGTGGGTTAATGCAGAAGAGGTAATCGCTTTCACTGGAGCGAAACCTCACACATTCCGTTTTGAGCAGAAGGATAAGGCAAGTCTCAACACACTCATTGAAGGCTGGATTAAACAATCAGAAAGCCTCATAAAAAGTTACTGCAATAATGATTTCCAGTCCATGGAGGACAATATGCCAGATGCAGTCGTAAACGTCTGTTTACGTTTGACCGCGAATATGGTTGCTTTAGCCCAGGCACGAAAGGAAACTCCTTTAATCAAAGTCAATGACTGGAGCATCCAAACTGTTGGCAGTGAGATTTTCTCACAGGATCTGAAGGATGACCTGGAACCTTGGGTTCGTGAAAGAAAAAGCCATAAAAGTGACCGTGTTGAGTTTCTTTGTATACATGGATAACGATAAAATGGTTAGAATATACCTTGATGTTAAGGAAATGAATAATGTCCTTGATAAAATCGATGACCTTGGCGAAACTGTAGTGAATAATGTTGCGATAAATTTACAAGCTAACTTGAAGAGGGAAAGCCCTGTGGATGAAGGGAAACTGCAAGGCTCCTGGACAATCTTCAATGATGGACCACTTGAAAAAACTGTCAGAAGTGCAGCCAATTATGCTGAATATGTCAATGACGGTACCGGATTATACGGTCCACATCACAGAAAAATAACTCCAAAATATAAAAAAGCCTTGAAGTTCACACCATCCAAAGGCCCTTTTAAGAACAAGACAGTTTTCGCAAAATCAGTTAAAGGAATCAAACCTCGCAGATTCGTAGAGAAAAGTATGGAACGAACCGAAAGACGCATACCAGAACTGGTTATACAAAGTATCAACCAGTTAAAACTAGGATAGGTGATTGTATTGGATATTGTAACACAGACAGAGATAGTGACAAGAACAATCAAACATTATCTGACCGTTGAAAACAAGGAAAACGGATTACTTGAAGATGTTCAAACAATAATCAAAAGTATCACTACAGATATGGCAATAGACACTCCCTGCGTATGGATTAACGAAAAGGGAACATTCCCATATGGGAAAAACAATCTCAGTCACACACAAGAGTTGAGTTCAACCTACGAGTTTGTCTGTATTGATTATGATGATGACCTTGAAATCGCACAGGACAAGAGTAAAAACCTTGCCACTCGAGTGGTCACAACTATCCTCAAACATTTAAATGTTTCACGTGAAAACGAGACAGATCCATTACGATTGTTCAGTAAAGTTGAATTCAAAGAACTTCTTGTCGGAACCGTACCTATCACTAATAAGCTGGATGGTACTCCTGCTAGTAGCGTTACATTGGACTTTGTTTATACAATTGATTGGTTGAAATGCAGAAAATACAATACTATTGATGTTGACAATACAGGGTAAATGGAATATAAACTTGGAGATGGTAATAAAAAGTATTTTTTATGAGGATTAAGTTTATTGGGGATAATCTCTTTTCTTCAGCTTCTGTCTTATCCCCAGTTAATTTTTGATGGTCTTTTTCTTTCTGCGTCAAATTTTATAAAATGTCACCTCCTTAAATAATTGATTATAAAATACAGAAATCCTCCAAAAAAAGATAAACCTCTTCTTTTATATTCCATCCCTTTATATCATACTTTTTTAAGTTTTTAATTGAATAAAAAAAAAATTTCTACAGAAAAAAATAAATGAAGGAGATAATTTTATGGTATTAAGATTATTAGGATTAAAAAAAGAAGCCACCTACGGTAAACTTGCAGGGGAAGATACAAACGGTTTCAACCTTAACAATGTTGACCCTGATGTTCATAGAAGAATTGGTGACGGAAACTTTAAACTCAATGACGAACCGAAAACCTACAATGACGGTTCCCGTATGGTTCAGGGAGCAAGAGCCGGAGCAATCAAACCAACAGGTTCAACAAGTGGAAAATGTGACCTTACAAGAATAACTCACTACCTGCATGCTCTCTTCGATAAATACGAATGCGATTCCGGAACCACAATCAGCGGAACAAAATACTACACTCATGAGTTCTGGGGAGGGGAAGGCAACTACCTCAACAGTTTCCACGGATGGGCAACCTACGACCTATTCCAAAAGCATCTTACAGGATTACTTCTTGAATCATTGAAACTTGAAGTAAGTGACGATTTCATGACACAATCCGAGGAATGGATCTACAAAGGAGAATCCCAGGAACTAATCAATCAGGATGAATACGATATCATCGAAGTGGAAAACGAAATACCACTGATGTTCTACGATATCACTGTCCTGCTTGGAGAAACAGATATTCATAATAATCTATCTTCTCAGGTGTACACAAGTCTCAGTTTTGAAGGTAAGAACAATTTCAATCAGGACGGTACAATAGGATTGGGAAGTCGTGGACCTCAAAGACATGCAGCTGCACAAGGCAGGGAAATCACTCTCAGTCTTGCAACTTATCTCTCAGAGAGTAGCCTTCCATTAATCAGAGGTGCTGAATACGGTGCTGATGATGCTTACTCTCCTCACAGATGTAAAGTGTATGAAGTTCCACTCAAGATTATTATACGTGCATGTGAAAACACTAACGAATACCTTGAAATGTACTTCCCATCATGTACTCTCGCGGTTGAATATTCCTACAGTGAAGCTGAAGAGATTGAAACAACATTCAACCTATTAACATTAGGTACAAAGACCGCTACCAAAGTGGATGGAGACACTGTTAGGACAGATGCTTACATGAAACTTGTGAACACTGTACCTGCCATTACCTCCGCAATTGCATAATTAGGGGAACATAATTTTTCCCTTATTTTTTTTTAATAAAATTTAAACTTATTTTTTTTTATAAGATAAAATATTTTTTTGGTGATTAAAAATGACTAGATTAACAAAAGACCAGCTAATCAATGGAATAAATGACATTGTAGAATTAAAACTCAAATCACGTGAAGGGGAAGTCCTATTAAGACCTCTCAGTCAATCAGAAGTTGGAGAATACAACAACATCCAGGCCCGAGCGATGGGAACCTTCGACACAAATGAGAAAGCAAGAAGAGGAATGCGAAACACCAGCGATGTAACCAGTACCGGTAAAATCAATTTCGCAAAAACCTCCGAAGCACAGTATGACGCTCAAAGATACGCAGTAAGTAAGAGTATGACATGCGAAGGAGAGGAATACACACCTGAGGAAGTAGGAGAATTCACCGGTGCAGTATTCGAGGAAATCTTTGAAAAAGTCAAGGAAATCAGTGGAATCGAAGACGAAGACATTGAAATGGAAGTAGACAGGTTTCCTGAGGACGGATGAAGCAGATAATATATTATGGTTAGATTACTGCGGTTACCATTTAGCGGATAACCAGAGAGATCTAACTTTGTATCAGAATATTTTTCTCTCAAAGGGAAGATTGAAATTACATAACAAGATGAATGAAGTAAAAAATTAATTCTTATCAATAAAATAATTTTTTTGGGGTTTTTAGGTTGAGTATCAAACAGACTATCGAATTGGTTATTAAAGCTACCAATAATGCCACAAAAGAAGTGGAAAAGGTAGAGCGTAGCATTCAGAAAGCTATGAAAAACTCTAAAAACTCTGTGAAACAAGCAAGTAACACTACTAAAAACCTTGATAATTATTTCAAGGGGATTAACAGTAATGTTAGTAAGTTTGGAGCTAATTCTGTCCGAACATTTACCAGAATGACTAATGCTGAAAAAAAGGCAGCATTGGAGATTATCCATGTAAGTGAAAACATAGCTAAAGGCAGTCATGCATGGGATAGCATGAGTCAATCCACCATAAAATGGAAAGACCATGTTAAACTAGCTCAAACCTATGTTAAAGGTTTGGGTGTGGAAACGGAATCCCTGAAAGGGAAAATAATGACTGTAGGTTTGGCAATCTCATCCAAATTAGGATCTAGTTTTGAAGGCATAAAGACAAAAATTGTCAGTGTTGGACAAACCATTAAAGGCAAACTGGGTTCTGCTATTGATTCGGTAAAATCAAAATTAGGCATTTTCAAAGCAGCATCCACCGGTGCATTCAAAGGATTGGAGAATGGTGCCGGCTCAACCAACAAGAGCCTGGGATTGTTAGGTGCAACACTCAGTAACTTTGGTGGAATGGTACTGTATGACTTTGCCATGGGTATTGTTCAGGCCGGAAAAGCAACAATTAATGCAGCTTCACAATTAGATTACTTTGCAGGAAGACTGGAAAACACAAAGGGTAAAACTCATTTGTCCGGGAAAGCATTTAAACAGTTTAAAGCAGACCTTGGAGGTTTACAGAAGGAATTCCGTAAAGTAGATATGACAGCTGTAGGTGCCAGTGCAGAGGAACTTGCAGTGAAACTGAAATTACCGTCAAACAGTCTTAAGGATTTGTCAACCACTATAGCAGTCACTTCCTCAGCATTCGTAAAAGAAGGCCGTACTCAGGAAGACGCAATCCTTGCAGTTAGTGACGCATTGGACGGCCAATTCCAGAAACTTAAGGAATTGGGTATCACTCAAACTGAACTTAAGGAGAATGGTTGGAATGGTGATCTTGAAGATAAACAGTCACTCCTTGAAGGTTTGAATAAAACTCTTGAAAAGATGGGTTTTGCAGATACTGCAAAAGACATAACTACTGTAGATGAGGCCATGGGAGCCTTAACAATTGCAGGTGGTCAGTTAATGCAGAAAATACTGGTTCCTTTAACTCCAATATTGATTGATATTGTTGAGGCATTCTTAAAAGTTGTGGATATGATAGGGCCAATAATTGATAATTTTGTTAAACTAGTTAGTAATATGCCGGATTGGGCAAAATATGCAGTGCTTATAGGAGGTTTCGCTCTTGCAGTAGGGCTTGTAGTATCCTCAATGGGAGGATTAACCCAAGTTCTTATATCTGTTGCAGCTAAATTCGCTCCGTTCATTATGGCTATTGGGGGTATAAGTTGGCCTCTTGTAGCAGCTGTAGCTGCTATAGGTCTAATTGTCGCAGCAGTTTTCGAACTGGGTAAAGCTTTCGGATGGTGGAAAGACATTCCAACATTAATTGCGGCCGTAAGTGCAGGAATACAAAGATTATGGAGTGCTTTTATCAACAATCCTGATGTTCAGGATTTCATCAAAGCCCTCGGTGCAGCATGGAATGAAGTAACCAGTGCCATAGGTCCAGTAATAGGGGCTATTGCCAATTTCTTCGGAATAAGTACCGGTGGCGAATTTGATATAGTACGTGCAATTATAGATGGTGTGGGAGCTGCATTCCACACATTAGCAGACAGTATACGATTTGCAATTGGAGTATTCCAAACTATCTATGGAGTGTTCCAGGGCATATACAGTTTCCTTGCACCATACGGGGAAGCTATATATAATTTCCTAAAACCTATAGTTTGTATACTGTTAGGTTGCAGTCCAGGTATTGTACCGGCACTTGAAAAAGTATATGAAGTGTTTAATACAGTATGGTCTGCAATTGCAGGATTCATAGGAAGCTATGTATCAACAGTTGTAAGCGTCATAACAACTGTAGTGACAACTATACAAAGCATTGTCAATGTATTCGCTCAACTATTAAGTGGTCAGATTACTCTTGGGGAAGCTATTCCAATGATATGGAACCTTATCTATAGTGCTTTCGTAACAATTGGAGGAACAATACTCAGTTTCATCAGCACATGGGCAGGACAGTTATTGTCATTGGCCATACGTGCGGCTACTAATTTCATGAATGGTATAGCTAACCGTATACGTGCATTACCTGGCAAGGTATGGGGTTACATTACCAGTACTGCGAATAATATCCGTAATGGTGTTGTTCAATGGGTGAACAATGCGAAAAACGGTGCTACAAATACTGTTAATGCGGTTGTAAACCGTGTGACCGGTCTCCCAGGAACAATATATAATGAGTTCATGAACATTGGAAAACGTATCGGAGATGCTTTTAATCATGTTGTCAAACAGGCAGCGGACTTTGCGAATGGAATCAAAAACAAGATACTTGATATCCTGGGGATTCATTCTCCAGGTATTTTGCAGAAGAAGATTGGTATTGAATTTGAGAACATCAGTGTTAAGAGTATTGGTGAAAAGGCCAGAATGGCCTATAATCAGGCTAAGAATTATGCTCAAAATATTATGTCTGGTTTTGAATCACAGGACATGAGCAGTTTAACCGTTGATGTTCCGAGTGTATCCGCTGCAACTGCTGATATGGGTGTTGATACAACCGGTTTAAGTGTTAATGCTCCAAGTGTAACAGGTGCAAATGTTGATACATCTGGATTGACAACTGATGTTACCAGTTCATATGATGAACTCAACACTATGGTGAGTGTGGATCTTGCCGAACTGACAAGTATGAACAAGACCAGTTTCGACCAGATAAGCACCGATGAACAATCCACCATGAACAGTATTTATGATCATGTAAACAATAGTATGATGAGTATCTTGAAAACCAATAAGGCTGCTCTTAATCAGAATACCAGTACTACAAAGTCCCAGTTGGGTAAAATGAACAGTAGTACTAAAAGTGTTACTAAACAGATGGTTGGTGCTTGGAATACTATGAAAAACAGTATTGTCAGAGCTGCAAATAATATTAAAACAGAATCAACCAATCACTTTAACAAGTTAAGCAATACCATTGGTAGTTTCTACCGTAAATTGCAGAATCCAAGCCAATGGGGAACAGGCTCAGGTACAGGTCCTGGCAGAGCAGCTCATGGTACAGGTGCTTACAGACCTTCCAGTAGTGTTAACAGCAGAAACGCTATGAGGGTAATGAGCAGCCGATTAGCCGGAAGTGCAGTACGTGAGAACAATCTCCCAAGAACCATTAATGTGAAAACTGTACAGGACAGTCGCCTCAAAGGATTAAAGGATTTCATCAGTGACGGTTCCAGTATTGATGTGCAGACATTATTCGAAACCGGAGTGCTGAACCCTGCATTAGGTCTTAAAGATGGTGCTTATGGTGCATGGGATAATACTGTCAAACCAAATGTGAAAAAGATAAAAAACACTGCCAATAAATGGAGTATGGTAGGTCCGAAATTGGCCAACCGTGCAGACAGCAAAATAACATTCCATGTACAGGATTTCTTATCAGGAACTCCTAAAATAGGATTGGATGATTTCATAACCATGGCATATGCTCTTGTCAAGTCAACAAGTTACGGTTACTATGCAGACAGCAGCCGTTATGGAAACTGGGTAAATGCTTTGAATCATGGTGTCCTGAACTGTAGTGACGGTTCAGATGCATTAATCGCATTGGCTCGTACATGCGGATTGCCTGCTGAGAAAGTACACTGCTACTGGGGAACAAGTAGTAACGGAATAGCAGGAACCAGTAAAGGTGAAGGTCATTTCGTAGCCCGTATAGGTGGCCGAATAATGGACTCCGTAAGTATGCGTCATGGAAGCCTTACAAGCCCTAAAGTGCATGGTTACGGTACAGGTCCTGCTCCAAGAGCAACCGGTCAATCAGATAATAGTAATGTGTCTGATTACAGTGAAATGAAAATCACAATGGATGACATCACAATAATACACAAGTTCAAGGATCTGCCTGCAGGTGTTGATGAGGCCACTATTGTACGTATGATTCAGGAAGGTGGGAAGGATGAAACATTCGTCAAAAACCTTGTCAAGAACATCCGCTTCCAACTCCTTGACCAGAAAGAGAAAATCAGATTGGAACGTAAACAAAAACGTAGCAAAGGTATAGGAGCATAGGATATGGAGTCTATTGATATTACTCCGACAAAGGTTCGGGGAATGGGTAATGTGATGAAAAACAATGATGACAGAACCCGAATAGGTATTAGAAACTCGGTTGTTGAGGACGATGAATCCCTTGTTGAATATGATGGTGCAGCATGGCCTGTTTTCAACATGACCTGCCATCCACGAGTAAACAAGGTAACCCTGGGCCTAAGTTTACCGAGTAATAAGACAGTTTACACTGTCCTGGAGACAATTCATCTGAATATCAGCGCTACTAATTACAATAACAATCCTATCCCTAATTTATCTGTTCAGGTGCTTATTGATGGTAGTGTACTGACTACTGTTACTACTAATGAAAACGGTTCGGCAGTGTATGAATTCA